TATTTGCAGCAGTTGCTGCTGAAAACCATTGAACATCTGGGTCTCTTGTGTAAATTGGTGCTGTATTTGCCATAGTTTTTAAGTTAAATAGTTAGAAACGCTGAATGCGTAAATAATACCGTAAGGTATTGTAACGTTAGTATCAGAAGCCTCTATTTTTTTTGTTGTTGTGTTATATGATAATAATTTTGTATTTGCATTATTTGTCGTTGGTTGTGTTAGTAAATACAACGTATCAGCACTTAATGCGCTAAAACTTGTAATACCAGTTATTGGTACAGTACCACCACTATTATTTGTGAGTGTTATCGTACCACCACTACTAAATGTACCACCAGTAATTCTAATGTCAAGTGGTAAACCTAAATATGTTGTTGCACTAAATGTTGTAGCACTCGCCCCACCACTAAAAAATGTGGCTCCAGTTACAGTACCTCCAGTAAATGAAGTAGCTGTAGACGTACTAAAACCACTAACACTAAATGTACCACCAGTATTATTGGTAAATGTTGCGGTACCGTTTGAATATGTACCACCTGTTGTCCAAATATCAGTAAAGCCAGTTACTGTAAACGTACCACCTGTGTTATTGGTAAATACAACATTACTTCCTGTTTTAGTACCACCTGTTGTAAATGTATCTGTTAAACCAGTAAGGGTAAACGTTCCACCTGTATTGTTCGTAAAAGTAGCAATAGTACCCGATTTAGTAGAACCAGTTGTCCAAATATCAGTAAAGCCAGTTACCGTAAATGTACCACCTGTATTGTTGGTAAACACAACATTACTTCCTGTTTTAGTACCACCAGTTACAAAAACTTCAGTACCTGATGAACCACCAGTTGTTCCGCTAACTAAGAAACCATTAGCATCAATACCAACGTTAGTTACACTAGTACCACCAGATAAATATCTAACGTTAAATCTTGGTGCAAATACTGTGTTATCAGTTGAACCCGTAATGTTGTGTCCAAATACAGCTGAATAATTACCATTAACTATTGAATTGTAACCGTGAACAAATGAAGCTTCACCAGTAGCTGTTGTTGTAAATCCACCAGCGTGTGAATATGGACCAAACGCCACAGTAGCTTGTCCTTGAGAGTGTGATTGAGCACCTTCTGATGTTGTACCTTTACCTTCTGCGTGTGAAAAATCACCTAATGCTGTTGATGAATAACCTTCTACGTGAGTAGAAGCCCCAACAGCTATGTTTAGTTGTCCTTCGGCGTGTGAATAAGCACCTTGTGCTATACTCTGAGCACCTTCAGCGTGTGAGTTTGTACCCTCAGCCGTATTATTATCACCTTCTACGTGTGATGCTTCACCAATAGCCGTATTTCTTGAACCTTCAGCGTGTGAATAAAAACCTATGGCTGTGTTATTATAACCTTCGGCAACTGAATAATCTCCTTGTGCGTCTGTTGTTGAGTCATTATTAGTTTTAATAGAATAACTACCAGTTGAACCAGAAGTCCAATATGTGTTTCCATTTACAAAACTTATTAAATTAAATGTACCACCTGTATTGTTTGTAAAGGTTGCAATATTGTTTGTAACAGTGCCTCCAGTTACAAACACGTCAAAACTAGCTGGTCTATTCACCCATATTTGAGACGCAGAATTGTAAGTTAAAACGTCATTATTAGATAAACCACTTAATCTTACATTATGTAAATCACCCAATTCGTAACAATTATTTACACTAACGAAAATTTTACCATGTATAGCGTGTGCATATTCTACAAAACCAACAATAACACTGTGGTTAGGTGCCGTTGGTTTAACGTTGGTTAATTTACCAGCCGAAGTTGGGCTTAAATACAATGTATCACCATCAACCCAAGTTTCACCTTGTAATGAACCAGTTGTATTTATTTCATTAACTCTACCAAAAGTTGTTACAAAACCTTCTTGATTTTTAAGTATTGTTTCTGTAACAACAGCAAAAGTTGTATTTGAATTTGTTGCATTATTAGCTTGCGCTAATGCAACAGATAATCTTTGTCCTGTTGCACCAGTAATTCTGACAACATCATAAGCCGATTCTAATAAATCAATACTTGTTTTATTTACAACTCTAGCAACTTGTTCTTGCCCTATTTGTAATGTAACAGCACCACCCTTCAAACCTAAATCTAGTGTACCATCAGTATCGTTCCATTTAAGTCTACCAACTTGTCCAGTAACTGTTGCACCTGTTGAGAAAGTGAACGAATCACCAGTAAATGAAGGTGAAAATAAACCACCAGTCATTGTATCACCAGTAATTTTTACATATTGTGTTGTGTCACCAGTATAGAAACCATTTACATTAAATGTACCACCTGAATTATTTGTAAATGTAGCGGTACCCGTTGAATTATTATAAGTACCACCAGTTGTATAAATATCGGTACCTGATGACCCACTTCCAGTAACTAAGAAACCATTAATATCAATACCTACATTACTAACACTAGTACCACCACTAAGAAATTTAACGTTAAGTCTTGGTACAAATACTGTATTATCAGTAGTACCGCTAACACCTTGTCCAAATACTGTAACAAAATTACCAGATGCATATGCATTATGTCCATGTACGAATGATGTGTTACCAGATGCAACAGAATTGAAACCACCAGCGTGTGACGCTATACCACTAGCGGTTGTACCAGAACCCTCAGAGTGTGATGCTACCCCTGATGCTGTAGTACCAGAACCTTCAGAGTGTGAATAGTTACCAGACGCTGATGTTGAAGTACCTTCAGCGTGAGCTGAAATACCAGTAGCTCTAGTATTAGAACCTTCAGAGTGTGAGCTAATACCAGTCGCTGTAGTCGCACCACCTTCTGCGTGAGCATTTGTTGCACCAGCAGAAGTACCAGTACCTTCTGCGTGAGCAGATTGACCAGAGGCCATGGTAAACCAACCTTCTGTATGTGAGTAAACACCACTTGCTGTTGTTGTGTTACCTTCTGCATGTGAATATAAACCAGTTGCCTTGCTAGTACCACCTTCAGCGTGTGAACCAACACCGCTAGCTGTTGTACCAGAACCTTCAGCGTGCGAATAATTACCACCAGCTATACTCAAATAACCTTCTGCGTGTGCTGTATTACCTGAAGCAATAGTAAGCTCACCTTCAGCGTGTGAATACAAATCACTGGCAGTTGTGTTAGACCCCTCTGAATGTGAAGCATAACCAGATGCTAATGTAGTTTCACCTTCTGCGTGTGAAAAATCACCTAATGCTGTTGAAGATATACCTTCAGCGTGAGAAGCTTGACCAATTGCTTTTGTATTATTACCTTGAGCAAGCGCATAACTACCAGTTGCATCTAAACCAGAGTTGTTATTAGCTTTAATTGAATAAATACCAGTTGAACCACTAGCCCAATAAGTATCTCCAGTACCAAACCCACTAACACTAAATGTACCACCTGTATTGTTCGTAAATGTTGCGGTACCATTTGAATACGTACCTCCAGTTACAAATGTATCAGTATAAGCAGATAATGGTGTATAACCTAAAACAGAAATTATTTCACTACTAGTTAATGTATAGCCAGTATAGAAACCAGACACACTAAACGTACCACCTGTATTGTTTGTAAACGTTGCTAAACCAGATGTTTGATTATACGTACCTCCAGTCGTAAACACATCAATCGGCAAACCTAAATAAGTTGTCGCACTAAATGTGTTAGCACTTACACCATTAGTAAATTGTGTAGCACCTGTTACTGTGCCACCTGTAAATGAAGTAGCTGTTGATGTGCTGAAACCAGAAATGGTAAAGGTTCCACCAGTATTGTTGGTGAAAGTAGCTATACCAGTATTTGTATTATACGTACCACCTGTTACATACACATCTTGAAAAGAAATACCTGTTAGATTGCTACCATCACCATAATAGGTAGTGGCAGATAAAGCACCAGTAAATGATGCGTCACCAACAAATCTAATAACACTTGTACCCAATTCAATATATGTGTCACCACTACATGAAATAATTTCATTAGTGTAAACACCAGTACAACCGCTTATTATAGGTGCAGCACCATCTGCTGTTTCAATAACAAATGTTTGATTTATATCGTATCCTTTTCCTATGTGGCTCATGATGTTGTGTTACCTATTAAAATAAATCTACCTAGTGTTAGCGCTGATTTATATACTTTTATTTGTATTGAATCATTTGCTGAAATATTGATTGGTGTGTTTAGTGTTGTTCCATCAAATACAACAGAACTATTAATCCAAATTGTTATTCTAGTTATGTTTTCAATCGCTGTCAATTGAGTTATTTGTGTATCATATTGTGCATTGAAATTAAATGTTGCTTGAGAGTTAGGTTTCCACACAAATGTCCAAGTCAACTCATGGCCTCGTTTATAAGGTTCGAAAATAACTTGGTTTAGAATCCTAACCTCTTCAATTTCTAATGTTGTCATAACTCTATTGATGGTCGGTATAATTTCAAATTCTTCTTCATCTAAAATATAACCCTCCATTTTAATCTCAAATAGAGAGACATAAAAACGCTTGTTTTCAAAATCATCAATATTACTCTCATCACCTATAGTTTCTAAATACAAAGGCATAGGATGACCATTTACGTTTATGTAATGTTGTCTTGATTGGAAAGCCCTTTGAATTTTGCGATTAAGCTTATTCAAATCCCTCATTCTATTGGTAAACAATCTAACTTCATATGTAATATCTACTGAAGTTGGTTGCGGAATTTTATATAAATCCATACCCCTTCTTTCACCATCAAAAGTTGGGACTTTCATGTATGTGTAAGTTCTATTACCTGGAATATTCCACAATCCAGCTTGGTTGTTACCTTGTTGAATATCTGGTTTCCTAACAACAGTAATGAATGGCATATCAACGTTTCGATTTTCATCGGTAAATTGCCACGTTTTTGAAAATTCTGACCATCTTTGAATAGTCAAGAAAAAAACAGGTACTTTTTTACCATTTATGGTAACACTTAACCCATCTTTACCACCAACAAAGTCAATAAAGGCTTGGTCCATATCTTCTTCCATAACACCTCTAGGCAAAAAAGTCCCCTGATTGGCTATGTTGTCAAGTAATTCTTGACGCTTTTCTGGACCAATTTTACCTTGTACAATGTTTATGTTATTTCTAAATCCTTTTGGTAATTTCATGTTACTAAATATTAAGCACCTCTAAATTCTGTTGAGTCAACAGGAGCACATATTACGGTTCTGAAAGCAGATTTATAACCTAAAATAGTGTGTTGATTGTCAAAATTTTTAATCCCGTCATCAACAACAGAATAATATCTAATTTCAGTTTCATTTATAGGATAACCAATATAGTCACCATAATTGATATCGGTTTTAAATTCAACCAATTGTTCTTGATAAATACCAAATGTTAATTTACCATCTTGTATGTATCTAAGAGTACCTTCTGGGTTATAAGATTTGTTCTCAGCCTTTTCAATAATTGGAACAACCCTCAATTCAACTGGTGGAAAAAATCTAATACCGTCTACAACAGCTTCACCGTATAATTCATCGGATTGTGTCATTTCTCTATCAACCTTGTATAGAATTAAGACAAAGTTACCTTGGTCTTCGATTGCTTCTCTACCCATGGCTATTTGTAACTCATAATCTTCTTCTGAGAAGAACTTGTTGACCCTATTAATTGGTGTGATTTTCTTGTTATCCATGTCGTGTTTTACTATAAATATAAAGGTTTCGTTTATTGGTTTGAGAACTATTGATTTTCTATGATTTTTTCGTATATTTGTTAATAATTACCTGGATTTAAAACAAGAAAACCATTGATAAACTTAGACGACATAAAAGGGCGTGCTGCCATGACACTTCTGGAAGGGTATGAAGGTATAAACCCGTATCTTTTAAAACTTAAAATAGCTTTAAAATCAAAAGCTGGACTTGCATTAACCGAAACACAAACCAAATATATCAAAGATAACTATAATCGTGAACCATCTTTTATAAACAGAGTAATAGCGATAACACCGTATTTTGGTGAAGAATTAAAGAAAAGTGAAGATTTGAGTTTTGTACCAGAACGTATGCTATTCGAATTTATATTAGCAGAAACCGATAAAAGTTATCATGTTTATGGTAAATTAACAACAAAACAAAAAGAGTCTAAAATGTACTGGGTACCAAAAACTCAAGTATTGGAAGACCCTTATTTTACACCAATAACAGTGGAAGTTGATTTCACCAAATATAACGAAATACTGTCTAAATATGGTAAACAGCTATACAACCACCAAAAAGAAGGTATCAGATTTTTATTATCCAGAAATGGTTGTATCTTGGCTGACGATATGGGTCTAGGTAAGTCAATACAATCAATTATAGCCGCTTTAGAAAGCGGGGCTAAGAAAATACTAGTTGTGGCCCCTTCATCGGCTAAAATCAACTGGGAACGCGAAATAAACGTATTCTGTGATGATACGGTAATCATTGACGGTAAGAAATGGTCTGAAGCTAAATTCACAATAATCAATTTTGATATATTGAAAAATTTCCATACATTACCAAAAGCTAAGGTTAAGAAAAAAGGTGAACCAGAAGTTGATGAAGTGATTAATCGTCAATTACAAGAAGCTGGTTTTGATTTAGCAATCATAGATGAGGCCCACAACCTAAAGAATAATGATAGTATACGTGGTAAAATTATGGTAGAACTAAGTGCCCATATACCAAAAGTATGGTTACTTACTGGTACCCCAGTGGCAAATAGACCCATGGACTTCTTCAATTTGTTGACCATAATCAAATCCCCTTTAGCAAAAAACTGGAAATACTATGCACAAAGATATTGTGATGCGAAAAGATTCTTTAAAACACTTAAAAATGGGCAAAGAAAACAGATATGGTTAACCGATGGTGCATCCAACTTAGATGAATTAGCATCTAAAACTAAGGATTCAATCATTAGAAGGTTGAAAAAAGATGTGTTGGATATGCCAGATAAGGTTATAATACCAAGTTATCATGAATTAAGTGATAAAGAATGGAAGCAGTATGATAATTTATGGGAAGAATTCTTGATAAAACGAGCTGAAATGGGTAAAAAGAATGGAAATCTACAAAAAGATTTGGTTGAATTGATTCTTTTAAGGCAATTTATTGCCGCCGCAGCCATACCACATACCATAGAAATGGTTGAAAACGCTATTGAGATGGGTAGGAAAGTAATTGTGTTCACATCTTTCACTGAAGAATTACAAATCCTTCAAAACCATTTCGGTAAAATAGCTGTATCACATAACGGACCCATGTCAACCAAAGCAAAACAACGCTCTGTTGATGAATTTCAAACAAATCCGAAGGTTAAGGTATTTATTGGTAACATAAAATCAGCTGGTGTAGCGATTACATTGACTGAAGCAACAGTGGTTATCTTTAATTCCTTCTCATGGGTTCCAGGTGATAATGAACAAGCCGAGGATAGGGCCTTTCGTATAGGACAAAAAAATGATGTAACAGTGTATTATCAGTTGTTTTTAGATACTATATCTATCAGGATGTGGAATATATTGCAAAATAAGAAAGACATTATTGCCACCATTATGGGGGATAAAAAGATGGATGAAGAAGAATTGTTAGCTTTAATGACTGAAGAATTATTAAACGAAATATTATGATAAAAATTTACACAATACCAAATTGCCCATATTGTAATGAGTTAAAAGATATCCTAACCAATGAAGGGGTAGAATATAAAGAAATTGACGTTAATTTACCAGAAAACGAAGAAGAATGGAATAAACTACATGAGGTAACAAAGTCAGACATGGTTCCAATTGTTCTAGTTGAAAAACAAATTCTGGTCCCAAACGTCAGTTTTAAGACCATACGAGAATGTGCTGATATCACTAAGAAATTTTTAGGCTAAATGCTTAGATTTCTTATATTTATAAGAAAGAAAACATTATGCCTATAAGCGATACAGAAAAAGAAAAATTATTTAACCAGTTTAGAACATCGGTAGGCGCTCCATTGGTTAAGGTTGAGATGAAAGATGAAATGCTTTGCACTCTATTAGAAATGGCCATAGAGGACTACGCCCAATATGTTCAAGAATGGTTGATAGAACACCAATGGCAATCATTGTTGGGTGGTAATATTACAACCATGGATATGGCTTTTGCTTTGAGTGTGCGTAGTTTAGATTACGTTCACCAAGCATCATATGCTTACTCTAAACAAGTCGGTTTACAAACCAATGGTCCGTGGGAGCTTAAAAAAGATTACATCGAATTAGAAGCTGGTAGACAAGTTTATACTATCCCAGCTGGTAGACAAGTTAATGAAGTTCTTTGGATAACACCACCAGCAACCAATCAAGCGTTATTAGCTAATTACGGTGGTATAGACTACGGTTTTGGTGGTGGGTATTCACAAGTTGGTGGTGGTGTTGGAACTGGCGGTCCAGGTTCATCTCGTATGGGTTATTACATAGCACCAGCGTTTGATGTATTATTGACAGCTGCTGATATGAACCTAAAAAATAGAATGCTTAGAAGTGATTTGGTTTATAAAATCACCGCTGGTCCAGATGGTACGAGATTATTACATCTTATTTCTACTCCAGGTTCTAGATATACCTTAGGTACTGGTTTAGGTACCGCTGGTGGTGCAATAGGTCTAAGAGGTTGCCACGTTTGGTATTTTTACTACGATACAAATCCAGACAATGAAAACCAATGCCTTTTGGATAACCCAGACATTATCAAAATGCCAAACCAAGTTCCGCTATCAAAATTAGATTATTCTGATTTTAACGAACCAACAAAAACTCTAGTCCGTCAATTATTCATAGCTGAAGCTAAAAGAGCGTTGGGTAGAGTCAGAGGTAAGTTTAGTGGTGTTGTAGGACCGCCAGAAGCTGAAAGAACAATGGACTATGAAAGTTTATTGGCTGAAGGTAATGAAGAAAGAAAAGCTGTTCTAGAAAGATTAGAGGCTAGATTAATAAGGTTATCGACCACATCACAATTAGAAAGAAGTGCGAAGGAAGCGCAAGATTTAAACGTAGCATTAAAACATACACCGCTAGGTTTCTATGTAAAATAAAAAAAGGGGCTCAAGCCCCTTTTTATTTTTAGAATAACCATCCGTCATCACTTGGTGGTGTATCGTCATAAAACTCTTCTGGTTTTTCTGGTAATGTATCATCAACCTCATCATCTAGTTTTAGTATTTCATCTACTCTAGTTAAATTACCGTCTTCATCTTCTTCCATCTCTAACTCAGTGTCAGTGTCCTCGTCTTCTAACCAAATACGTTTTTTCTTTTCTTGGTTGATTTTTGTTTCACGTATAGCATTGTCAAAACTAGTTTTAACCGCATCAACAATTTTTCCGCTATCCAAATCAGACACCGATTCAACCTCAACTTCAACACCGTCACCCATTAGAACTTTTCTCTCAGCAATGTAATCCAACCAAATCTGATATTTTTCTTCCATTTGTTCTTCTGTAAAATCAGGAGCTATCGCTTTATAGTATGCATCTCTTTCAATAGCCTCTTCTTCGTATTTTAATAGGTCGGTAATAGGACATAGGATTTCACCCCATTTTCTTGATAGAAACCATCCATTACCTTCGGTGTCGGTTAGAACATCAGCTAAAATAAAGATGTTTGTTGGTAAAATAGATTTTTCAATAATAAGGTTCAAATCAGATATTTCAAGTCTTCTAATGTATTCGTCCATCAAGGCTTTTTCATTAGCAACGCCTTCTTCTTTCATCTTAATCATTCTCTCTTCGTAATCTATTTTGATACGCTCCCACTCTTCTGGTTCCATATAGTTAGGTATTTTATTAACCTTAACCCAGAACTTAATTTCTTTGTCTTCCATCGTCATAAGTTCTTCGTAAGAGTCTTGGTCTACATCTTTGTATGGTACACCAGAACATAATTCACATTCTCCCTTCAAGAAAACTGTTCTGTCTTTAAGTTTTTCGGTAGTTGTTTTTGTCTCTTTGTTTTTAACCTTAACGATATCCAATAAAATTTTATCTCTAACCTCTGGTTTAAAGCAAACTAGGAGTGGTTTAACCTTTTTGTTAAAGGCATCTAAATATCTAGCCACATTGTAGTCCTCAACAAACAATGATTCATTGATTTCTTCTATCCTAGCCTCAATCTCTTGAATGTATTCTGGGTCTTGAACATCTTCCAAATCAACAAGACTCTTCTTAAGCATCTCCAATTCTTTAAGCGCCTCAAAATCTCGTTCAACAATAAGTGGGTCGATAAGGCGACAATTCAATTCAGTCACCTTGTTAACCTTTGGGTATTCTCCGTGTTGAGCAAAATAAATTTCACGGTCTTTCTTTTTCATCTTGTTTTTATCAACGGTTTTTAAATCACCAGTTGACTTAGATGTACCTGTGTTTACGTAATACAAAGTGTCACCAAGACTAATCTCCATCCCATTTTGTATGGCAAGTTCCATGTGTGCTTGTTTAGGCATTGGATTACCTGCTTTATTCTTCATCTGAGACTTCTTTTTGTAATCCGCGATACTAGACTTAACTTTAGCTTTTGAAGCGATTTTAACTAGCGGTATTTGATAATTGTAAATCTTATCAACGTAAGCTTGGTATTCTTGAATAAAACCGTAACCATCACCGTTCAAGAGTAATTTAATAGCTTTATTCAAAAACTCTTCAATGAACACAGACATCTTTTTTGACTTGATTGAGTTACCAACCAATTTTATTTTACCGTCAATAAGGTTTGCGTAATTTTTACGAGCAAAGTTGATTGTAGAATCACAAATATCGTCAATATCTAGACCCATACGACCTTCCATATAATTCTCATTAAATTCAGCCAACACTGCATCCAAGCCTACAAGTTCTTTACCAGCATCGTCTTTGGTTTTCCAGTGGTTACCCTTAGCAATGTATTTTATTTCATTAACATTGTCAGGGAACGCAAAGTTAAAACCATCCGTGTCACCCACAAGAGGTATGAAACCATACTTACCACTAAAGTGACGAACCATAAGACGTAAAGATTGACGACCACGGCATGTTGTTTCTTCCGCAGAATCGGTATCACCCCAGTTAAAAATATAAGGGGCACCGTAAGAACCAAACCATGAGTTAGCAAGAATCTTAAGCGGCAATTGCTTTTTATCGTAAAGGTTAGATAAACGCTTATGCTCAGCTATTTGCTCTTTCAATTCTTTGATTTCACTGTCAGACAAGGTGTCTTTTAGTTCATCTAATTTTGCTTGAAGCTTTTTAGCCTTTTTCTTTTCAATACCAGTTAAGAATTTGAAATGGTCACGTGTGTCAACCACATAAGTCAATAACCCTTTCATTACACCAGTAATATCTAAGTCAGGGAAAATCAACCAAGTCAATTGCGTTTTAGGATAAAGAGCTGCGAAGTCAAGCTTAACAACATTTCTAGCAAAACCTACTTGCAACAATCTTGAAAGACCACCAACGAAATCTCGTTTGGTTTGTGTTTCTGGAATCGCTAGACCATTTTCATACGACCATGCAGACATAATAAGTTTCCACTGACCAGCGGTACCCATGGTTGAAGAACGCATGAAGGATGTTGGTAGAATTTTAGCAATAAGAAATGATGCTTGATTAAAGATGTAATCAACTTGTTCTGTTTCCCATAAGTCATCTTGAAGATATCGTTCAACCAAATACTTACCAGTTTCAATCCTAAAACCTTCTTTTAATGGGTTTTTTTCAGTTATGCGATACCATTCACCATTTGTATCGTTAAATGCAAATGTGTTTACCTTATCGGCCCACATTGTGTTGATTTTATCACCTGGTATGTAAACACGATTAGGTTTAGCGATACCGCTATATTGTGTGATATACTTCAACCCCCAACCCTTAATCTCAGAGTTAATAGCCATTGCTCTTCTAACAGCATGAGCCACGTCCAAGATATTGTAACCATACATGTGTGTTTGTTTGTATGATTCAGTCTCACCACCTAGTTTAAGTGTTGATTCTTTACGTTTGATTTTACTCAAACGATTTAAAGTAATAGCCAGTTCCGTTACATCCATACCTAAACGTTCTGCACGTTCAAATATAAAGTTCCAGTCAAAACTTTCTGAGTTATAACCAGTGATAATGTCTGGTTTCACGATATCAATAATCTTGAAAAATTTTTCAAGCATTTCACGTTCAGCATTTCTTTTCTTCTGTGGCGTATCACCATCAGCATCCAATACTATTTCATTGCCTTTATTATCCCTAACACCAATTTGGAAAATAGCGTCCTTTGAAGGTAAAAGCCCTTCTGTTTCTAAGTCAAACTGAAGACGATGAACATCATCGTAATCATCCATACCTTTAAATAAACGCTTACCAGATTGTATTAGAAATTGTTCAGTTGGGCTGAACATTACAAAAAGTTTTTGGTGTTCTTTACTGAAGACATCAATACCACCATGTTTAAAAAATAAAATTAGGTCGTTGTAACTTCGCTTTGTCTTAGCTAAAAACTTATAACCGTTTTCCATACGTTTAGGTGAATGACCTTCATCATTCCATGTGCGTAGTGCGGTTATCTTAACATCAAACTTTTGACAGGCTTCAAGAATTGCCATTCTTTTACCACCATATAGAATATCTTTGACTTCTTCCTTGAACCAAAGAAAAGGCTGAACCTTATGTTCTTCAATTCGTTTACCTAGTTCTGGGTCGTTGATAACTAGTTTAACGAATGGTTTGTCATATTCAGCTTCAACTGCAACGATGTATTTTTGCGGGTCAGAACCTTGCAAAAACTTTTCAATTGTTTCGTTGCTTAAAACTTGTTTTGCTTCACTCATCTATGAATTTTTAGCAAATATACTACAAACTTTATAGCCTGACAAGTGTTTTAAGCAAAAAAATTTTTAAGTTTGTACATTACAAACTTACGAAAAAAATTCCATTTATGCAAGTAAAATGTGAATTATTTTTTTATAGAACCATCCAAAACGTTGATAAACAATTCCTCAACTATAGGTACAACAAGAGTTCCAGAACCATCCAAAAAATCTATGGTAAACTGTCCAACATATCTGCCAGCTTGTGATGTATCCCTAGAAGTGAATTGGTATATCACGTAAAATTCCTCACCAACACAATCATTTTCAGGCAATATCTGTTCAATACCAGTGGCTTTTTTTGCAATGCGCTTAACACCAGTTACAACATCTGTCATTGTAAAAGTTATATCAGCGTTTTGAATTTTTTCATGGAATTCGGAGAAATCGTTTCTTCCGTCATTCACTAATTCCATTTTCAAAACTGGCAATGTTGCGTTTTTATTTATACTAAATTCCATTGTTCATTTTTTTTTTAGAATGTGCTACCAGCTACTCTTAACCAACCACTATTTGTTTTCCAATAAATATATGTATCGTCCCAAGTAATTGAACCAGGCTCACCAATAGCATCACCAGTCGCTGTTGGTACAGTTGCTGATTTTGTTATAACAAAATCCCTAACATATACTGTATTATCAGTTGTTCCTGTTATGTTTTTACCTAAAACTACTGATGCACTACCACCAGCGATTGAGTTTTGTGTTATTGCAAAAGAAGTCTCACCACTAGCTGTAGTGTTATAACCACCAGCAAATGAGTTCGAACCATAAGCAACACTTAAATCACCACTTGCCATAGATTGGTCACCACTTGCTAAAGTGCCTCTACCTTGAGCATGAGATTGAGCACCGCTAGCTATTGTACCTTTACCTTCAGCGTGTGAGTTATCACCACCAGCTATAGCTTGATAACCTTGGGCGTGACTAGTGATACCAGATGCTATTGAAGCATAACCCTCTGCGTGTGAGTAATCATTTAATGCTGTTGAAGTATAACCCTCAGCGTGTGAATCAACCCCAATAGCGGTGGTAGATTCACCCTCAGCGTGTGAAACATTACCCTGTGCTGTCGTTAAATAACCTTCAGCGTGTGCGAAATCACCGCCAGCGTTATTTTGAAAACCTTCAGCATGTGAGTAATCACCATTAGCACTTGTTTCATAACCTTCAGCAT